GGGGGGGGGGGGGGCCCCCGCCCCCCCCGCCTGCTCACCTGCTCGGCGCGTCGCTTAGGCCGCGACGATGCCGGTCGCCTTCACGACGGCGGGCTCGTGCGCGTACCGGAAGTCGACGCGCATCGTGACCACGACGATCAGCGAGCCGCCCGAGATGTCCTTGTCGGTCTCGAAGCGGATGTTCCGCCAGACGCCGAAGATCATGTTCCCCGGGTCGCAGAACAGGAGCTCGGTCTCGTTCTGGCCGTTGCCGAGGTTCGTCGGGAACAGCGGCACGGGCACGACCGGGATGCCGGCGTACGCGATGTCCGTCTGCTCGGTGAGCGCCTTGTCGCCCACGAGCGTGCCGCGCGACGCGAGCGCGCTCTGGTAGTCGAGCGCGGACGTGTACGCGGTCAGGAACCGCAGCGGCTTGCGGTCCCGGATGTACTGCACGGGCATCGTCCGGACGACGTCCTTCAGGATCGCCGGGCTGAGCGTGGCGCCGCCGCCGAGCACGACGTTCGTCGTCGCCTGCTTGCGGAAGCCGTCGATGGACGCGAGCAGCGAGTCGGTCGACGCCGTGTCGCCGTTGATCGCGAGGTCCTCGAGGTCGCGGGCCACCGCCTTCGCGATCAGGTCGCGCAGGCGGTTCTCGAAGCCCTCGCCCTCGATGTTGTCCTCGAGCGCCTCGGTCGAGATGCGGATCTCGGCCTTGAAGAGCTTGGCGTCGAGCTCGACCTTGCTCGTCGTGGGCCGCACGCGCGACGCGAGCGGCAGCGCGACCGTCTCCGACCCCGGCCGCAGCACGCGCCCCTCGAAGAGGATCTTGTCGCGCTCCTCCTTCGGGGACTTCATGTTCACGCGCTGCATCTGCTCGAGGAGGACCGAGTTCAGCGTGGCCACCTCGATGAACTTGTCGGCCTGCTTCGGCAGCAGCAGACCGCCGCTCGTCAGCGACGAGAGCAGGGTGTCGGCCTTCTGGATGATCGTACGGTTGTCGGACATCGGAGTCGTCTCCTCTTCGAGGCTTCGGTGGAATGCTACTCCACGCTAGGTGCCGACGCTACCCCGCGGCTAGAGGACCCAGCCGTGGGACTTCGGCGTCGAGGGCCCGGCGTCGGCGCCGCCGCCCCTGGTTCCCTGTTCCGGCGCGCTCGCCGGACGGGCGGGCGTGCTCTCGAGCGCGCGGACCTGCGCGCGCAGCTCCTGGTTCTCGGTCTCGAGGCGCGCGGCCTTCGCCACCGCCTCGGGCGTCGCGCCGGCCGCGTCGAGCGCCTTGGCGACCTGGGCGGGGTCCGCGAGGTCCGTGCCGGCGATCTCGTGCAGGAGCTGCATGAGCCCCTTCACGAGCAGGCGCAGCTTGCGATCCGGCGACGCCGCCTTCGCGACGGTGCCCTTGCCCGCGCACTTCTCGCACGGCTTCTCGCCGACCTTGCCGGTGCCCTTGCATGCCTCGCACGGAGCGCCAGCCGCCTTCGCGACCTTCCCCGTGCCCTCGCAGTCGGGACACGGCTTGCCGAACAGCTTGCCCGCGCCCTTGCACTTCGGGCACGCGTCGGCGGGTGGCTCCTCGGCCTTCTCGACCTTGCCGGTTCCGGCGCAGTCGGGGCAGGGCTCGCCGTCCACCTTGCCGGTGCCCGCGCACGTCTCGCAGTCGACCTTCTTCGCGGCCTCGCGCGCCTTGCGCGCCTTCGTGGCCTCCGCGCACGCGTCGCAGCACGTGCCGTCGCACTCGCCGTCCTTGCAGTCCGGGCAGCACTCACCACCGCAGGACCCGCACTGCTTCTTGACGACCGCCTTCGCGACGCCCTCGAAGCCCGCGATGACCTTGGCCATCGCCGCCTCGAACTCCGGCGTGTCGGTGCCGCACGCGGCGGCTGCCTGAGCGTCCTTCGCGACGGCGAGCAGCAGCTGCGCGACGGGGTCCGTGGACCCGGGGAGCGGCGGCAGCACGTCGTTCAGGTGCTTCACGACGTCGCGCAGCGCGCCCGCGGTGGTGTCGTCGATCTCACGGCCCTCGCCGTCGTTGCCGAGCAGGTCACCCGCCACGCCGGCGAGCGACGCCGCGATCTTGTGGAGCGCGAGGACCGACTTCGACGCCTTCGCGGGGTGCGCGCCGAGCAGCGTCTGCACGACGTTCGCGACGACGCCGAGATCGCGGAAGAGAGCCGTCGGGACGGCCGCGCCCGTCTCGTCGGTCGTGTCGGCATCCTTCACCGTGCCCACGAGGTTCGTGAGCCGGTCGAGGGCATCCTTCAGGAGGGAGAGCATCCCCTCCTTCGCCTTCGTGGGGAGCACCATCTTGGGAGCCGTTCCGTCGGGAGCCGCCATTTCGGACCCTCCTGCCTGCGATCGCTTGACGATGAGGAATCGACGTCCGTTGGCCGCGTGATCCACAAGCGAGACTTCCTCGGTCGTGATGTCGCGAAGGCGGGCCTCAGCCCCTGCAACCTGGTCGAGCACGCGCCGAGCACGTGCGATCGAGTCCTCCGCTGCGGTAACGGCGCTTTTCACGGTGCGAAAGGTAGCACCAACCGAATTGACACGCTAGCCGGTGGCGAGTCGACCGTCGACCCGCACCTACCTGCCCCCGCCAACACCCTCGCGAAGCGCCGTGCCGCCGATCGAGTACCCCGTGAGCACGCCGCGCTTCACGAGCTCCCACAGCTTGTCGTCGAGCACGCGGACCGCGAGGAGCCACGTGCCGCGCTTGACCGTGGCGCCGTCGATCTCGAAGTCCACGGGCGCGAGGTACGACTCCAGGATGCGCACGCGCTCGTCGATGACCCCGCGGTGCATGAGCCCGATGTGGCGGAAGTCCTCCATGAACTTGTGCGCCGTCGTGCGCACGGTGCTCGCGGAGTAGACGTCCTTCTGCGAGTCGACCGTCTCGGGCTCGAGGACAACACCGAGCACGAAGCGCTCGTCTTCATCGGCCTTCGGATCGCGCTTGAGCACGACCTGCTTCGCGAGCGCGGCACGCGCCGCCGGCGGCGTGTCCTCGACGAGCGCCCGCTCGAGGCCAGCCGCGTCGAGGTCGTCCGCACGCGCGGCCACCATCACCGCGTCCGCGACAAGGCTGTCGATGTGGTCCCTCGCGCACTTCGCAAGGGCGGTGCGCGCCTTCTCGAAGTCCGCGTCGTTGAGCATCATCGTGTGCAGGCCGTCCCACGCGTCGCAGAGCCAGTTGAACGCGGCTCGCGCGATCTGCGCAGACATCCCCGAGTGGCCTTCGGACGAGAACGTCTCAGCCATGCGGATCACGGCTTCGCCGAGCATGCCTCCGTAGTCGGCATCTGCATCGAGGAGCCCGTGCGACTTCACCCACGCCTTCGCGTGATCCGTGAACGTGTCGCCCTCGTGTCCGTGCGCGCGTGCCCACGCACGCACATCGTCTTCCGTCGGCGCGTTGCCAGCGGCACCAGGAACGGCCTCCGTCGGCGCCTCGCTCTTCGCGAGGATCGCGTCGACCCACTCGATCGCCTCGCACGTGTCGCCGAGCGACTTCGCGATGCCGTCGGACGCGACGAAGAGGCGACTGCGCTTGAGCCACTGGCCAGCGTGGCGCCCCTCACGGACCTTGATCTTGAACGCCCGCCCGCACTTCGAGAGCGCCTTGCGCGCGCGCGGGCTGTCCGTGTACGCGATCACGAACTGGCCCTTGAGCCCGGCGCAGACCTTGGCGACTTCCTCGGGCGGCACACCATCCGAGTCGTCCTTCTTGCCACCCCACTCGTTCACGTACGGCGGATCGAGGAAGAACAGCGTGTCGCGGCTGTCGGCTTCCTTCACGGTCGTCTGCCAATCCTGGTGGACGATGCGCACGCCCTTCAGCCGATCGCGGAACTTCCAGAGGTCGTCGAGACCGTAGACCTGCCCGTCGTGGATCGTCGCGAACCCGGAGCCGCCGGCGGACAGCGGCTTCGCGCCCCACGAGCACAGGCGTCCGTACGCGTGCCGCCAGAACCGTTCCGTGTCCGTGCGCGGCTCGAGCTTGCGACACCGCGCGAAGCCCGGACGCGAGACGCGCCAGTCGAGCTTCTTGAGCGCGGCCATCTTCTTCTCGTCGAGGCCCTGGATGAACTGGTGTGCGAACACCACGTCCTGGTCGAGGTCCGAAAGGATCTCCTTCTCCGCGGGCTCCTTCGCGTAGAAGACCGCGGCCGCGCCGGCGAACGGCTCCGCGTACACCTTGTGCGCGGGGAAGCGATCGACGATCTGCCGCGCGTACATGCCCGAGCCGCCCCACTGCTGGAACGGCACACGCTTCGCCTTCGCGATGTCGACGTCGGCCGTCTTGCCCGCGCGCGTCTGCCGTGCGCGTGCCGCCTGGACGTAGCGCGCCCACCCCTTCTCCCCGAGCTGTCCACGCATGCCGCCCTCGCCGACCGTGGTCAAACGTCGGTTGGCCGCGGACGCCCACTTCGCGTGGTCGAGCGAGTCCCGCTGCTTCGCCCACTTCGAGAACGACGGATTGTTCGCGAGCGCGCGCGGATGCTCCGACGACCCACCGCTCCCGCTGCCGCCGCTCGACCCACCACCGGACGCGAACCGACCCGCGTCGCGCGCCTGATCTGGCGCGTACTTCGCGGTGTCCTCATCGCTGGTCACGAAGCGGAAGACCTCGGCCGCCTCGACCGCGAGCGCGTCCTCTTCCGTGCACGGCTTCTCGCGACGCAGGAGCTCGGCCTGCGTGAAGATCTCGGCGTCGATCACGTCGAGGACGTTGACGCCCCCTGCCTCCATCTTCTCGTTGCCGGCGAAGGCACGCGCGAAGAGCCCGTGCAACTTGCGGTGCGCGTCGGCGAGCTCTTCGTCGGACGCGTCGGCGATGCGCGCGGGGTCCGTCTCCGGCACGGCCAGCTGCTTGAACGCTTCGGACGTCGCGAGCTCGTCATGCTGCCCGGGCCCGGGCGCCGCCGCGTCATCGCGATTCGGCCCGAACCAGTCCGCGACAGCGAGCAGGTCCTTGAGCGCGTTCAACGCAGTCGCCGCCGCACGCGCAACCTCCTCGGGGAACGGCGCGCCGGACGTCGTCTCGGTGCCACCGAACTGCTCGAGCGCTTCGTACAGCATCTGCGCGAGGACACCGACGGAGGACGTCCCGCGCGGCTTACCGGTGGCGTCGTCATCGACACCGCCCTCGGGTTCAACGTCGCCGAGAGCCTCATCGAGCTTCGTGATGGCGTCGAGCGCGCGCGCGTACACGGCGGGCCGCCCGTCGGCCGCGGGCATGCTCTTGCGGAGGATCGCGGTGATCGCTCGCGCCGAGAGGAGCGCGGTCGCCTGACGCCCGTCCAGGTCGAGGACGTCGTCGACGAGCTCGAAGTCCTCGCCCATCGCCTTCGCGGCCGGCTCGTAGTTCGAGATCAGCAACTGCGAGAGCATCGTTGACCCGCCGACGCCACGCATTGCGCGAATGGTGCGCGGCGTGCGGATGGTCTTCACCGTGAAGCGGGGCTCTGCCTTCACGAGCTTCGGCAGCTTCCCGCGGATGCCGTAGGTGATGAGGAACTTGCCCTTGAGCGACTTGAGGAACTTGAAGAACCGCTCCTCGTCGAACGAGGACTCGCCGACGTCAACGTTGTACCCGGGGTACGGCGGGTCGAGGAAAAACACCGTGTTGGGTCCGTCGTACTTGCGGCAGACCGTCTCGTAGTCGCCGGAGTAGACGTGCGCGTTCTTGAGGCGCGGCGCGAACTCCGCGATGCGGTCGACCGTCTTCGCGACGACACCGTCGCTCGCCGGCGAGAACGAGCGACCACGCAGCCGGCCGTACGAGAAGTGCGCGACGTACAGGACCTTGTGGAGCCACTCGACGTCGCCTTCGGGCTTCGAGTCGTACAGCTTCTTGAACCGGTCGACGTTGCCGGTCCAGTCCATCTTGCGCAGCTTGTCGATGTCCGCGGCGGTGAGCTTCTGGATGGTCTTGTACGCCCGCGCGATGTCGGGGTCGGCGTCGTTCAGCACCTCGACGCCGCACGGCTCCGTCGCGAAGAAGACGGCCGCGCTCCCCGCGAACGGCTCCACGTACGTCTTGTGCGCGGGCAGCATGCCGGCCAGGCGCACCGCGAGCCGCTTCTTACCCGCGGGCGATCCGAACACCGTCTTCTCGACGACGAACCGCTTGGCAGTCGTCGAGTCGTAGTTCGTCGCGATGATCGTGGTGCCAAGCGTCTGGCCGCGTCCGGGCCCGGAACCCACCCCGGACATGTGCCGCCACTTGCGCACGTGCAGGCCCTTGAAGAGATCCGGGTCTCCGCGCGTGCCGTACGTGACGAGGAACTTGCCCTTGAGCCCGCGGATGATCTTGCCGAAACGCGCCTCGTCCCACTCCTTGTGGTCCGCGCGCCCGCTACCCCCCACGCCGGCGTTGTACCCGGCGTACGGAGGGTCGAGGAAGAAGAACGTGTCCGGCCCGTCGAACTCCTCGAGCACCTTCGCGTAGTCGTCGCACCGCACACGGATCTTCTTGAGGCGCGGCGCCCACTGCTCGAGCTTGTCGACGAACCGCGAGTTGGCTCCGACGTTGGCCTCCGGCATCGTGCCGCGTCGCAGCGTGTTGAACGAGAACCGGCTCAGGTACGCGAACCGGTAGAACCGGTCGACGTCGCCTTCGGGCTTCGAGTCCCGCAGCTTGAGGAAGTGCTCCTTGTCGCCGACCCACTTCCGTCGACGGAGCTCGGCGAGCTGATCGGGCGTGACGCCCTTCGCGAACTTGAACGCGAACGCGATGTCCGGGTCGAGGTCGTTCACGACTTCGACCTCGGACGCGTCCTTCGCGAACAGCACCTGCGCGCCGCCCGCGAACGGCTCCACGTAGATGCGGTGCTCCGGCATCTCGTCGACGATGCGCTTCGCCAGGTGCTTCTTGCCAGCGGACGAGCCCCAGATGGCCTTCTCGATCACCACCTCATCGGGCATGAGCTGCTCGGCCGCGGACGCCGCCGCCACGAGTGCGTCGATGGGATTCATCTTGCCGGTCGCCTCCTCAACAGAATGAGCTTCGGTGCGGCGGCATCGTACCGCATCCCGCGGCGTCGGCACATCTACCGCCTAATCACTCGTTCTCGACCGGGATCGTCGTACACCGACACCCGGCATGTGCGGGCGGCATTGGCGTCGTGCCCATGTCGTCTCCGAAGACCGCGGACCCGTCGTTCACCGATGCCATCCGTGGCCCACGCACTCCGCCGCCACCCTGCGCCCGATGACGCTCGTACAAGACGCCGTCCTGGACCGCGTACCACGGGTCGACGTTGACCGCGGCCTCCGAGTCTTCCGTGTCATCCGCACGCGCGAACTGCTCTACGGCGCGCTGCACCGAGAACACCGATCCGTCGAGCGCGCGGCACACCGGACACACCTGCTCGTCACCGGTGGTCGACCACTGGTACGCGCCGAACCCCGCGTCCACGTACCCCGTCGTCTGCCCGAAGCTGCGCGCCCGCGACGTTGCCGCAGCCGCAACAGACCAGAAGTAGTGGTCCGTCCGCCCCGTCACGCGGTTGCCCAACGCCTCCTGCAGGTCGCGCGCGACGACGTCCCTCCCAAGCCCGCGGTCCGTTCCACGCGCGATGATCCGCCTGGCCTCGGACGCCCATCGATCCGCACGCTTCCCGTACTCGTCCGTCACGAACACCGTGTTCGTGCGCATAATCCGCCGCACGACGTTGCGGTCGGACGCGGCCAGCGAGCTCTGGATCGGGAGCTTCATCGCACCGCGGGTGCTCTCGGCGACGCGCACTGCGAACTCCGGCACGCGTTCGCGCAACACGGTCGAGAGCGCGGACCGCTTTGGGATCGCCGCGAGCACGCCGCGCACGCGAGCGATCAGACGGTCCGCTTGCGCCACCGGCATCTTCGGCCAGTCCGCACGGAGGAACTTCGCCGCGTCCGCGAGCGCCTGTCGTTCCGCTGCACGCGCACCGCCTGCAAGCTGCCGGTGCAGCTTGTCGACGAGCATCACCAGGTCCGTGCGCTTCAACGGGTTCGCGGCCTTGTCGAGCTCGACGCGCTCGATCTCTGCTGGCCAAAGCCACGCGCCCGACCGCAGGTGCAACGCGCCCTTCATCACGAGCGCGACGCCGTCGCCGTGTGCGGCCAACCGGATCGCGCGGGCGTCCGCCTCCATCCGGGAACCCGCGCGCTCGAGCACGCCAAGGGCCGGCGACATCGCTGCCCACGCGCGCTCAGCCGCGAGCACGG